ATCAGCCCAATTCACCATCACCCAATACCCCGAACCAGGTGAACAACCATCAGTAACAGTATCATCAAGCATGTGGGTATCAGCATCACACGATGGTACCTACTCAATGTATACCACACAATCAGATATGGTTAATATGTTTAAAGAAAACCTCGATGTTCCAACGTGGTATATGAAGGATATCACCACACCTACAGAATCCGGCTACAATCCAATATTAACTCCGTGGGGTATTGAACGTGGAGATGTATTTAGATTTGAAAGCAGCGAGAAAAAAACATATATGGTGAATTATGTGGAAACTGGCAGCGTTGATGGAAAAGATTCCATAAACGTATATTTTGCCTCACCACTACCAACATCACCAACATTAAACGATGTAAACAAGTACTCATTGGTGCGTTACATAGACGACGCTTCCAAAGTAGTAATAAAAGGATACCGCCCAAGTAAATCAACTGGTCCTTATATTGTGCGACCTGAATACGTTGTACCTGAACTAAATAAAGGAATCGACGAATTTATTGTCGATCTAACGCAGAAAGGTTTGCTCTAGCGATATTTATTAGTATATTGTATAGAACTACATACATTAACACCATTAAACATATAATACATGGGATACCTTAATAATCAACTCCTTACTGTAGATGCAATACTTACACGTAAAGGTAGAGAGTTACTAGCAAAAAACGATGGTTCATTTAAAATCACCCAATTTGCCCTAGCCGATGACGAAATCGACTACACATTATATAACCCAGAGCACCCATCTGGTTCTGCATTTTATGGTGAAGCATTAGAGAACATGCCCTTACTTGAGGCGTTTCCTATCGAAACACAAATCATGAAATACAAATTAGCAACACTACCACGTGGTACAGCAAAATTACCTGTATTAGCTATTGGTTATACTACAATTGCATTAAAACAAGGCGAGTCATTATCATTGACACCAAAAACATTCAACTACCTAGGAAACAATCAAACATCAGAAACAAGTGGATACGCAGCTACTATTTCGGATATTAGATTGATGAACACATACAATGGTGTAGGTGTTAATTCAACAGCGGCAGTTGATGCAAATACCGCTACTACTACACTAGGAACAAACGTATCTAAAACTGTAATTGGTACACAAATCAATTTACGTGCAACTACAGTAAACACATTATTTGGTCCTGGCGCTCAAGCTGGAGCACAATTAACTGGTACATTAACATTAGTTGGTTTAGATAGTGGTGCTCGTTTAATTGTTCCTATCACTATTACAAAACAATAAACATATAGTATATGTCATTTAAAAGATTAGACCCAGAAGATTTTATTGTAAGTTCTGACTCCATCGTAAGCACAGCATGGTCAACTGGTGCCCCTACATTAACAGCAGTATTCACTTCCTCCGCACAAGAAAATAGCCCATCTGGTGATTTCTACCTAGAAGTATACCAAGAAGCAACCAGTTCAATCAACTCAGCAGTACAATTCAATATTGCATATTGTGATGCTGCAGGTAGTGGTAGTACATTATATAACCCATCAATTATTGGAAAATCTCCTACATCAACCAATTATGGGCAATATCGTACCATGATATTGGAAGATGAAAACTCATCATTTGTATTTGGAGATGGAACCAACTTCATAACCAGCTCTATGTTTTGGGCAATTTCCGTTGAGCGCGCATGCTACAAAGAATCATTTTTCCCTGGTTCACTCAACCTAGTATTATCAGGTTCAGGCAATGCTATCCAATTGACAGATAACTCAGCTACACAAAACGTAGAAACATTCATTGGAGCAACACGTGTATACCAATTAATCTCAGGTTCAAACGGGGATTCATACGATGGTTCATCTACTGGATATGTAGATGCATCTGGTTCATACGGTTTAGTATTCCCTGATTTAGGTACTATATTAATCAATCCATATGCTGTAAGTCAATCAATCGGATTATTCCCATCTCAATCATATAATGCCCTTGGATTAAACGAACGTGCATTATTTAATGCAATATCTGGTTCTGGAGCAGCACCTACCTGTTCATTCCAATTAACATCTGAAGAAACAATCACGTCAGACTATGTATTCGTTAGAGCCCGCAATAGTGAATTCAACTACTCAGAAAACCCATCATTTATTTCAGGTTCAACTGGTGAGGTGATTTACGATAATTTCATCAACCACCCTCAAACATATATCACCACTGTTGGTTTATACAACGATACAAATGAGTTATTGGCAGTAGCTAAATTATCCCGCCCATTATTGAAGGACTTCACCAAGGAAAGTTTGATGAGGATAAAGTTAGATTTTTGATTTTATATAATACATGAGTGTATTTAAACCATTTACAACTGAGGACGTTATTGTATCTCCATTTGAAGTAAACAAACCATTTACTTTTAGTGGGGATACCGAACTCACCACAAACCAAATAGACCGCTATATAGGTAAAAATATCACTCAATCATTTTGGGTATCGGGAGAATACCCAACAGGTTATGTTACAACACAAGACCAGATATTAGTATACCACTCAATAAAAGAACTATACTATTCAAACTATATATTGGATGAGAATGGATCCCCAGTAGCTACAGCATCACTTAACTTAGATGGTACAATAACAGGAGAAGCGTACACACCAAACTACGACAATTATTTATCCACTACATTACCACCATCACGGTACTTTCCAACAGGCTCAAACGAGGCCATTGGGGTAATTTCCATTCCATCCAATTTATTTGGCGAATATATTAAACCAACCACACTCCGATTACAACAAAACAATGTTATATTGCATGACGATGGTAATGGTAATGTATTATATGGTAGCTTAAAAGTAGGCGATGTCATATATGAACATGGTATGGTTATATTAACCAACAAAGGTACTGAAGGTCAAACAGGATATGGTTTTGTAACTTACGGTAACACAACATATGGTGCTATAGATTATAATTTCATTACAGAATTTATCACCGGATCAAACATCACGTGTTCATTCGAATCTACCCTTACCCTATACGAAACACAATACAAGTGTACTATCCGCCAAAATGAATTTACATTCAGCCAAAACCCATCACTTATTTCAGGTAGTACAAACAGCGGGCAGATGGTTGATTTTGTAACTGGTTCGTATTTTTCACCATACGTTACCACAGTTGGCCTATACAACAATGCAAAAGAACTTATCGCCATTGGTAAACTAGCACAACCACTACCTATTTCAACTGTAACAGACACACACATTCTGATTAACCTGGATATGTATTGATAAACAATACAATTCAAAATGTGGTTATACAACAACACTCCAATCAACACAATTGAGGATATACCCCAAGACGCGTTCGGTTTCATTTACATCACTACCCATATACCAACAGGTAAACGTTATTTGGGTAAAAAATCGCTATATCATACAACCACCAAAAAACTTGGAAAAAAAGAACTAGCCGAGCAGCCCGTAACCCGCGGTAGAGCCAAAACCACCAAACAGGTAACAAAGGAATCCGATTGGAAAACATATTATGGCTCAGAGGAATTCATCAAACACGCAATCAAAAACAAACTCCACCACGAATTTACCCGCGAGATCATCCATTTCGTACCCAGCAAAAAACTACTTACCTACTACGAATGCAAATACCAATTCATATATGGGGTATTGGAATCGGATGAGTGGATGAATACCAACATCCTTGGCAAGTTTTACGCAAAAGATTTTGCCTAGCCATATACATTTAGTATATTCACCGGTATGACAAACGAGCTATTAATTAATGTTGTAAACTCAATATTGGGTGCTGGTAAACGCACTTCACGGGGCAATGTAGCGTACCACTGTCCATTTTGCCACCATTCAAAACTTAAACTGGAGGTTAATTTCGTGGAAAACGAAAAGGGAGAAAACAGATGGGCATGTTGGGTATGTGGTGTAAAAGGTCGCACACTACGCTCGTTATTCAAGCGAATAGATGTACCATCGGATAAATTGGCGGAACTAAACAAGTACGTTAAGTTAACCACAGATACTTCCACTTCCCACGCAACACCAACCATACTAGAGCTACCCAAAGAATACAAATCATTCAAACACAACAAAGACATAGTAGCCAAACACGCATTGACCTACTTACTCAACCGTGGTTTATCACTCGAGGACATACTCAAATACAACATAGGATATTGCGATGGCGGAATATACAACAATATGATTATCATCCCATCATACAATTCAGATGGTATATTAAATTATTTCACCGCACGTTCATTTGAACCTACCCCATACACAAAATACCGCAATCCAGATGTATCACGCGATATAATCGCGTTTGAGTTATTTATCAACTGGGATTTACCCATTATATTGTGTGAGGGGCCATTTGATGCAATTGCCATAAAACGCAACGCTGTACCATTGATGGGAAAAAACATTGTACCATCGCTAATGAAAAAACTAGTCGAATCAAAAGTACACAAGATATACATTGCATTAGACAAGGATGCAATAAAAAAAGCACTCGAATTTTGCCAGCAACTATTGGATGTTGGAAAAGAGGTATATTTGGTTGAAATGGATGGAAAAGATCCGGCCGATATGGGTTTCACCAAATTTACCAAACTAATACAAACCGTTACTCCATTAACACCATATCAACTTATGGAGCACAAATTACAACTTATATGAGTAAATTTAAACGTTCATACGATCGCCTATTGGAGATATCGGATGATGCCCAACAAATCACATTACCCGATTCTCGTTACTATCGTAGAAACAGTGCGTATTACCCATCCATCACTTATGTGTTAAACTCATATCCAAAAGGTCCACACTTTGAGAAATGGTTGAAGCAAGTTGGTTTTGCATCGGAGTACATAGTAAAAAAAGCAGCAGAGGAAGGTACACAAGTACACGAATTAGCAGAAAGCTATTTACTAGGCGAGGAAATGCACTTCCTATCACCAGCAGGACAGCCGCTATATAACCCAGATGTATGGCAAATGTTTTTGCGTTTTGTAGAATTTTGGGAAACATATAACCCCACATTAATCGAAACAGAAGTACATTTATTTTCAGACGAACTAAAAGTAGCCGGTACATGCGATTTAATTGTGGAAATTGATGGCGTTAGGTGGGTATTGGATTTGAAAACATCCAACCATTTACACACAACATACGATTTACAAACAGCAGTATACCGCAAATGCTACGAGGAATGTTTCGGTAAAACCATAGACAGATGTGGTATATTGTGGCTGAAATCAACCAAACGTAAATTAAACAAAGACAAGATGAGCGGCAAAGGGTGGGAAGTAGTGGAATCGGCTAGAACATATGAGGAAAACATAGACATATTCAAGAGCGTGAAACGTTTATTTGATTTGGAAAATCCCACACATTCACCGGTATTCACTGAATTTAGAACCACAGTTAAACGTAAACTGTAATATGTATAACCATGATTAGTTTATTGCAATTATTGAACGAGATTACATCTCAACCAAAAGCTATATTTTTGGCGGGAGCTGCAGGTAGTGGTAAGTCATATATGACCCAACAATTAATTCCATCTAACATGGTTGTAATTAATTCAGATGACACATATGAGGAGATGCTCAAAGCAAGTGGTATTGGATTAAAACAAAAAGACTTTACCCCAGACCAGTTATCCCAAGCCGCCAAACTCCAAGCACAAGCACGTAAAGTAACACAAGATAAACTAACCCAGGCTATGTCTAGTGCACAAAACATAGTCATCGATGGTACAGGTGCTGCATCTAACCCTATACTCAAGAAAAAACAGGAACTTGAGCAACTAGGGTACGCTACATTTATGTTGATGGTATATGTTTCACCTCTTGTATCACTTGAACAAAACTCAAAACGCGACCGTAGCTTGATGCCTGGTATTGTATTGAGAACATGGCGTGATGTATACCGCAATATTGACACATACGAGCGTGAATTTGGCGATACCTTCACCATCGTGAACAACAACCCGAAGGATGCAAATCAAACGTTTTCACCCGCACTAATTGAGCCATACTTACGCGCTCAAACAGCTACAGGTAAACCTAAAACACCAGAAGAACAAGCAAAATCGGATGCTGATAAAGCACAATTGAACCGTGATATAGAGCAAATGGTAGACAAGTTACCGAAATTCGATACACTAGCTACCGCTAAACAAAAAATACAATCATTTTTAGCATGAAACAATTAGTCGAATCAATAGTACAACCATTCCTCGAAACACCATCTCGCAACATAGCACTTATACCAGGTGGTTTTAAACCTGTTACCTCGGGTCACTACTATATAGTAAACGAGATAGCAAACAACCCAAACATAGACGAGGTTGTAGTATTGATTGGACATAAAACACGCGATGGTATTACCGCACAGCAATCGTTGGAGATATGGAATTTATACCAAAAACATTTACCATCAAACGTTACCATACAAATAGCTGAAGCTAATTCACCTATTATAGACATACACAAAATAATCGGAGACAACCCACAAAATATGTACTACCCTGTAGTTGGTATACGTTCTGAGGCAGACCAAAGTGACTTAAAACGATTCGATTCATTAGCAAAAAAATATACCAACTTCAAAACCATCGTACTTAAGGGTGACCCAGACATCAGCGGCACCAAAGCACGCCAAGCGTTATTAAACAAAGACTACGCTGTATTCAAACAATACCTACCAGATATACTAAACGAGCAGGAAAAACAGCAAGTAGTAGAGATATTATCTCGCAACGTTAACCCTGAACCCATACAAGAAAACATCCAATCCGATTTAACCCCACACGTTGATTCAATCAATTTATTTGCCATTGAAAACGGATACAACATTATGCCATTGCCTATAGTGGAATTCATATGTGATGATGTAGAGAACGCAGACAATTTCTTTGGCAAAACAGGTTACTACAACCCAGCAACCAAAACAATTGTATTGTACACATTAAACAGACATCCAAAAGATGTAGCTCGTTCGTATGCACACGAGTTAATCCACCACATGCAAAATATGGAGGGTGTATTAGGCAATATTCAAACCACAAACACAAACGAGGACGACCATTTGGATGCAATTGAGCGTGAAGCATATGAGTTGGGGAATATGCTATTTCGTAACTGGACCGATACAATTACTAACCAACCAGAACCACTAAACGAGAGCAAATTCGATTCAACTATACTACATGTATCTCGTGATATAGTAAACGCATTTAAGCGCGGTAAAACATTCAAAAGAACGTACCGTGTGGAACGTGGTGATGATTATGCAGAATTTGATTTAATCGCACGATTTAAACAAGTACCCACACTACAATGGCCATACTCTATATCAGCAAATGCTGATATGGATAATATGGAGATTACCATAGAATACGATCCAAACGCGTTCCCACAAGCATACAACGATATGGTGGCTGAAATCAAAGAAACAGTTACACATGAGATGGAGCACGTGGGGCAACAGAATTTCGATGACATGTACACCCCATCAAAAAAATACCATAGCGAAATCGAGTACTACACATCAGATGAAGAGGTACCTGCATTCGTAAAGGGACTCATCAAACGCGCCAAAACAAAACGTATTCCCATTGAGGTGGCTATGGAACAATTCTTCCGCGAAAACGAGTTACACTTCGATAACCCAGAAACAGATTGGCCTATTGTAAAACAGGTATGGACTAATTGGATGGTAAACAATCGTGACCAATTAAAAAAATTCTTGTCTACCGCACAGTAAATCCATATATTCAAGGTTATGCCAACATTATTAGACTTATACAACCTCATCAAAGAGGACACATTACCGCAATATATCATATATTGTGATTTAGACGGTGTATTAGCCGGATTCGACGAAGGATATTTTGAGCTAACCGGTAAACCCACATACCACGCCGATGTACAAGACAAAACAGAATTCTGGAGCACATTCAACCGTGCATTAAAAGACAAAAATATATCGGAATTCAAGTACTGGGCTGAGTTGCCATGGCATCCAAACGGCCAACAACTGTGGGACTACATTAGCAAATATAATCCATTTATACTCACAGCACCTACACGCAATCCCGAATCAAAGGAAGGGAAAAACGTATGGGTAGCTAATCATTTAGACAATGTAAAGAAAGTATACTTTGCATATGCTGCACTCAAGCCACAATACTCACGTAAAAATCGCATACTTATCGACGATAGGAAAGACACTATCGATGCATGGCGAGCAAAAGGTGGCATAGGTATTCACCATATCTCAGCAGCATCAACTATCAAACAACTCAAACAACTCGGACTATAATGTCAGTACTAAAAAAACAATTCGCGGAACGCGACATACAGCGTATTCGTAACCTAGTAAAGGGAAAATCAGGTGAGCGTGTAACTCACGGTGTTGGTTATACTAAACATGTAGAGGACCACGTGGAGGGAGACGTATGGACAGAAAACGGTAAAACGTGGACCATACGAGATGGCATACGCGAGAACATTACCAAACTGGATAAATTCAAAAAAGTGGCTGTACCATTATTTTGCCCATCATGTAAACAAGTGATGGACAAACAGTTAGACCCACACTACTACAAATCATTCGGAACGTGTTTGGATTGCCGTACATCATTTGAAACCCAACTCAAGTTGGATGGCAAGTGGGAATCGCATATGAACGAGGTGTACAACAAGGAAATCGACCACCAAATCGAAGAATACAAGCATTTCATGGAAGATGCACTCAACGAATCAAACAACAACTATATTACCGAAAACGGAGACATCCAGAACTGGGTAGGAGGTGTGGACAAATCCCGCGCTAACCAAACATTACAGGAGGGTATCGATTACTTAAACAGCCTAAAAAAACCAACATGCAACAATTCAACATCCACAACTGGTTCCGCAAACAATATATAAACGAATCACCAGTTGAGCTATCGCTCAAGGAAAAAATATATGCTCGACTTGACTCCATACTTATGGACATGGAAAACATACCACAAAACGAACTCACATTTGATTCAGATGCTGTTATGGAAGGCGTTAAACATATCATAGATGTGCTACAGGCTAGTAACGTAGACAAAAACATATAATATTTATACTAAAACACATACAATGAACGATAATTTTGATTTACGTAAATTTTTGGTGGAAAGTAAAGCCATTGAAAACATGAACCCTATTTTCCGCAAATTAAACGAAAACGCAGAAAATACTACAGCTGAAACTACAGAAACTACTGAAGCAACAACTACTACTACAATCACAGAAAACACATTACGTGCTAAAATCCGTGAAATGGTATTGGCTGAGTTAGGTGGTGGTGAAGATTATGATTTAGAATCACGCAAAAAAGAATTGGGTATTGATGATGAAGAAGACGACAATGACTATAGTGACTATTTTTTCGACATTGACACACCTGAGGACGACTTATACGAAGCAAAAAAGAAAGAAGAAGACGCAGAGGACGTACCCGCAGACGACGCTGAACTAGATTTAGACATGGAAATGGACACAGAACCTACTACTCCAGAGGACGAATTAAACGTAGCTGCTGCTGGTGCAACTGGTGATTCAAAAGAAATGATCGACCATTTAATGAAAGCATTGGACAATGCTAAAACATCTGGAAACGAGAAACTAGTTACACAAGTACTAAACACATTAAAATTTGCTATTGACCAATCAATAGTTGACTAAGCAACAATCAATCAACAATAAAATCTATGAACACAGAAGAAATCTTTGCAGCACTAATGGAAGCTGTAGAAAAGTTACAAAAAGACCATGGTTCACGTTTCAGAGCCGCTCAAGATAGAGCACGCAGTCATGCAAACACCATTAAAAAATTAGCATACCAATACAAACAACAAGCATTGGTTGAGTTAAAAGAAAAAGAACAATAGTATGCCCTACAAACGAATCGGAAAAACTGTATACAAAAAGTTACCCAACGGAAAACTTGAGTCCGTTGGGGCTTCTGATTCTATTGAGAAAGCAAAAGCACATTTACGTGCGTTATATGCTTCTGAAACAAATGAGAATATGGGAAGTATTGAGAAAAAAATAACCGAAATACTACAAAATAAAACAGTTACTGAATCATCATCTGGTACTATTAATCCCAAAGTCCAATCATTCTTGGATGAGTGCGATAGAATAATAAACATTTTAATGGACGATGATTTATTCAAACAGGAACAATCTAAACATAATTCAAGATGAATACATTAATCAAGACTGGAAGGCGTTTAGAAAATATCATATCCCATATCAAAAACAATCATCCAAATGATATGTGGGTGTTGGGAACTGTTGAGCCAATGTTTATTGAAGGTATTCAATCATATGTTAGTATAGAAGAAGAACAATTAATGGTAAAAAAATTAAACCAATTGTTAGACACATATGAGTTTAGATTTGGTTCTATATTTGAATCATTAACCGAAGGTCTATCACCTGAGGTATCGAATAAAGCAAAAGCTATATTCAAATCCATGATCGCAGACAAACGTGATGTTTTATTCAAACGTTACGGTGCTGAAGCAGAAAAAGTAGCCTATGGTCGTGCCATAGCAAAAGCCAAACAAGAAATGGAAAACAAAACTACCCAAAACGAGGAAAAGCTACGCGAGATGGTGCGTGCTGCATTATCAACCCCAATCGATCCAACCAGCTATATGGACGAACGAATGGCATTAAGCGAAGACGACTGGCAACAACCAGACGACGAAAGTAGTATGGCTAAAACACAACTACAATCCATAATTCGAGACGCACAAAACCTCGAATACATGATACAAGACAACGAACAACTAGATGCATGGGTACAATCCAAAATCACCAAAGCACAAGATTACCTTGCATCAGTGTATAATTATATGAACGGAGAGGCAGAACAAGACAAACAAACTATGTCTTCCCCATTAGCTGAACGTTTTGCAAATAACCGAAGTAAAAATTACGACTTATGAAATGGATAGATATTGAAAAACAAAAACCGAAACATAAAGACTTAGTGCTATGTTGGAACGGAATAATTACATTACCTGCAATTTATTTTGATAATCAAAGTTTTTGCGGTTTTTATTACTTCACAACATTTTATCACGAATACTCACCAACGATGTATTCAAAGGTAAAATTGAAAGATAAACATAAATTGAATAATGTTGTGAAGTGGAGGCTTATTGATGAACCGAACAGCAAGTAATTTTTATTTTGGTTATTTGCTGTTATAAGTAAGCGATAGCGACCCGTAGGGTTACTTATAACGTATATTTAATCGCATTAAAAATCGAATATAATGACTGCAGATGAACTAAAAGAACGCATTCGTAACATAGCTAAACAGGTATACCAAGCAAAAACAGTTACCCCACTAGAAGCAATCGAATACGATGAACTCACCAAATTCCCAGAGCTTAAACAAGCACTGGTGACCTTGATGACCCCAGAATTCTCCAATTTCCTTGCATCAATTGATTGGGTAGCACCACGACCAACTACATTCCGTATCAACTTAAAAAATGATCAAGAATTTTATTTGTTGTACGGTAAACGCAGTTGGATTGCCCAAATAGAAGGAAAAAAATACTACCTACTAAACCTACCAGAGGAAGAACGCGCAGCAGAAGCTATATCGCGTTTATTACGTTATGGCTCAAAAGAAGAACCATCCGAGGAAAACGATGGTTTTACTGATTTCCCAGAGGAAAAACCAGCAAAAGAAGAAACACCACCAACCGAACCAGAAACACCTGAAGCATAATGGACGTTATTGAACAATTCCTACATAGTATATCATATAAATTCCCAAAGGGCTACCCAGACATGAACAATCCTGGGGATGTTGCTTTGTTGAACCAACTTATAGCCGAATCAACTCAACCAACTATCATTAATGAAAGTGAAGAAGATGCCGTATATGATAAAGTAATCCGTTCTGCGTTTGGATTAAAAGAAGACGAAACCATCCCACAACCAAAAGGGAAATATTCGTTGAAAGGTGGCACATTTGAAGAAAACGTATCCGCTCAAGACAAACTATTATTCGATAAATTATACAACACCGCTCCACCTAAAAAAGGCGAAGAAGAAGGCGAGACAAAAGGCGTAGGAAATGGTGAAGTAGCCCTATACTGGTTATACAAATACTCAGGTAACCCTGTATCTGTAGGTAGATCAGGAGATGACCCAGATTTATTTTTCGGTGATACTGGTGTAGAAGTAAAAGCATATACAAAACATACAGGAAAAATTGGACTAGGCCGCTTTGGAGCAGACAAAGAAAACCTACAGTTACTTAGCATCATTTTCGGTATACGAGCATTGAGTGAGGCATTAGGAAATAAAGCAGAAGGACCATCCATTAACCCTACCAATTTCAAAGGCACTGACCTTATCCCGGCATTTGAGCAGGTATTGGAATTGGAAAAAATTCCCGATCTAGACAGATTGGCAGCACAATACAACATATTTGCTACTATTAAGCAAAACATAGATACATTAAACGATAAATTAGGTAACCCAACTGATGCTAAAGAAGCAGCACAAGCAATGGCCGCTAAAATGGTAGCATCCAAACTATCCAGAAAACCAGGAGATGGCGGATACTTAGCAAATGTACTAAAAAATGGTAGCATGAAGTTCTTCAAAATTGATTTAGCCAATGTAGAAGACAACGAAAATTTACTGGAGAATTTCATGGTAAAACAAAGTGCCATATATATAGACTTTGGAAAAATATTTGGATAATATGGAACGCTTACGCAAATTAATCAAGGAGGCACTATCCACTCCACCAAAAAAAGACACATGCAATTGTGGTTGCCACGATTGCGACAATGTTGGTAATCCGGGTGTAGTTATAAACGAGTCATTAGGTGCGCCTGTAATAATGACGGAAAATCTGCGATATCACGTGGAAAATAAATTGCCACTCACCGAAAACACATTTCGTTACGGCTCAAAATCGTTCCTCGATTTATGGGCAGAAGCTCGTTACTTATATGTTCGTGAAGCTATCCACGTAAACGATCTAGACAAAGAAATACTTACCGAAACTAATTTAGGCGAATACGGTATATTTGAAGGTGAGCGAGTACCACTGGATATGCCTATGGTTGATGAAGAATTGACCGAATCAGACAAAAAAGACCCACCAATTGGCAAACCAAAACGCGGCGGCTCAGGTGGCAAAAAATACTATGTGTATGTACGCGACCCAAAAACCAAACACGTTAAAAAGGTGTCATTTGGTGATTCAGGTGGACTTAAATCTAAAATAGACAACCCAGAGGCACGTCGAGCATTCGCTGCGAGACATGATTGTAAAAACAAAAAGGACCGCACAAAGGCGTCATACTGGAGCTGTAACCTTCCTCGCTATGCCAAAGCATTAGGTATTAACACAACATTTACAGGATTTTGGTGATGAACAGACTACAACAACTCATACGTGAAGTACTACACGAGAAAAAGGAAAAACGTGACCGTTGCTTACGCATAGCGGACCGTAAATTTGACAAACCATCAGCATATAAATCGGGTGCTGTAGTTAGGTGTAGACAGGGCGATATATGGCAAGGTTTAAATGAATATAATAATGTGGGTTCTTCCACACCCAAAACATATAT